ATGAAGCTGACTTTTTGTTTTGGAAGAAGGGAGGGAGGACATGTGGCGACTCGAGGAAGAAAGCCAACACCGACTGCAATCAAAATGCTGGAAGGCAACCCTGGGAAGCGACCCATGAATAAATCTGAACCAAAGCCACTGAAGAAAGCACCTAGTTGTCCGAAATGGTTAGAGCCAGAAGCGAAAAGAGAGTGGCGAAGGCTTGCAAAACAAATGGAGTCGATCGGAATTCTGACCGATGTCGATATGGCTGCCTTTGCTGGATACTGCCAAGCCTATGCCCGGTGGAAAGAAGCAGAAGAGTTCATCACGCAACACGGAACAATTGTTCGAACGCCCTCTGGTTATTGGCAACAGGTACCACAGGTGTCAATTGCCCAGACCTATCTAAAGGTGATGAGTAAGTTTGCGGAACAGTTCGGTCTTACGCCAGCAGCCCGCAGCAGAATTGTTACAGATAACAATACAGTCAGCCCTTCCGATGAGATGGAACAGCTCCTCGGAGGCGATGAGTGATGGATGCTAGACCAAAGGACTATCCGAAATTAAAGAACTACTGTTCAACACGATTCATGTTATCCACCAGTCACTATGATCCGACCAAAGCAGATCGTGCGGTGAAATTCATAGAGAACCTGAAACATACCAAAGGAAAGTGGGCTGGGAAACGTTTCTGGCTGCTCCCTTGGCAGGAACAGTGTATCCGGGATGTTTTTGGCATTGTGGATGCAAACGGGCATCGTCAGTTTCGAACTGCCTACATTGAGATAGGAAAGAAGAATGGCAAGTCAGAACTGGCTGCTGCTGTTGCCCTGTATCTCCTGTATGCAGATAACGAACCATCCGCTGAAGTGTATGGAGCTGCCGCCGATCGCCAACAGGCATCCATTGTTTTTGATGTTGCGCATCAGATGGTCAAGATGACACCTGCATTGTTAAAACGGTCGAAAATCATGGCGGCGACAAAGAGGATCGTCAATTATTCCAATACTGGTTTTTACCAAGTCTTATCAGCTGAAGTTGGCACCAAGCACGGTCTGAATGTATCGGGCCTTGTTCTTGATGAAGTACATGCCCAACCAAATCGCAAACTCTATGACGTATTGACACAGGGCTCTGGTGACGCAAGAGAACAACCACTGTACTTCTTAATCACAACTGCGGGTACCGACAAGGAATCCATATGTTATGAGTTACATTCCAAGGCACTAGATATCTTGGCTGATCGTAAGGTGGACCATACGTTCTACCCAGTTGTCTACGGGTTAACCGATGAGGATGATTGGCATGATGAGAAGAATTGGTATAAAGCGAATCCATCCCTGGGACAGACGATTCAGATCGATCGCGTCAGGGATATGTATCACGAGGCATTGGATAATCCAGCCGAAGAAAATGTGTTCAAACAGTTACGTCTTAATATGTGGGTTTCAAGTATAACGAGATTCATACCTGAGCAGATCTACGACAAAGGAAATCTGCCAATTGATATGGCATCGCTGGAAGGCCGAGATTGTTATGGCGGCTTAGATCTATCGAGTACAGGAGACATCACAGCACTTGTTTTGATGTTCCCACCGCGAGATGAGAGCGAGAAGTATGTGCTGCTTCCATTCTTTTGGGTACCAAAGGACACAATACCTTTGCGAGTCCGCCGTGGTTCAGTTCCATATGATGTCTGGCATCAACAGGGTTTTTTACAAGCAACGGAAGGAAATGTAATTGATTACAACTTTATCGAGGCTTTTATTCAGAAACTCTATGAGAAATATCATATCTTGGAAATCGCTGTAGATCGTTGGAATGCTACACAGTTGATTCAGAACCTTACGGATGATGGATTTACGATGGTTCCGTTTGGCCAGGGCTTTAAGGATATGAGTCCGCCAACCAAGGAATTTTACAAACTTTTGATGCAAGGAAATGTGATACATGGCGGCAATCCTGTTATGCGGTGGATGAGTGGAAACGTCGTCGTAGATCGAGATGCAGCAGAAAACATTAAACCAACAAAGGCGAAGTCGCCAGAAAAGATCGATGGAATTGTAGCTGCAATCATGGCACTTGATCGTTGTATTCGTCATGAAAATTTAAGCAGTGTTTATGATGACCGCGGCTTATTAGTTTTTTGAGAAAGGAGACATACGTGGGATTAAAAAATTTATTTGGTTTATCAAGTGCGAGAGATACAACGCATGAAATCGTACCTGAGGTCACGGACAATGTTCGTGATTCAGGACAAACATTCTTGTTTGGTAGAGCGGACAGTGGCGAGCGAGTGGATGAGAAATCAGCGATGCAGATTGCGACTGTCTATGCCTGTGTCAGACTCCTTTCTGAAACAGTTGCTGGTCTCCCATTGCATTTGTATAAATTCATAGATGATACAGAGAATGGAAAAGAACGTGCATTGGACCACCCTTTGTATAAAGTTCTTTACCGTCAGCCAAATCCTGAAATGACTAGTTTCTCCTTCCGGGAAACAGCAATGACCCATTTATTACTGTGGGGCAACTTCTATGCACAGATCATTCGAGACGGGAAGAATAACATTCTCGCACTCTATCCTTTATATCCAGAAAATGTGGAAGCGGATCGAGATGAACATGGAAATATTTATTATATCTACCATGCCTATACCGATGAGGTGCCTGGTGATCAGAACAAGGATCTATATTTCAGAAGAGATGAGATCTTCCATGTGCCTGGGCTTGGATTTAATGGTCTTGTTGGTTTTTCACCAATTGCCATGATGAAGAATGCTTTAGGTACAACCTTAGCAGTTGAGAGGTACGGATCATCCTTCTTCCGCAATGGTGCACAGCCAAGTGGTGTCTTGGAACACCCCGGTGTATTGAAGAATCCAGAAAAGATCAGAGAGAACTGGTCTGATGTATATGGCGGTGCAAGTAATGCACATAAGGTGGCCGTGCTCGAAGAAGGCATGACCTATAAACCAATATCCCTGCCTCCAGAGGATTCGCAGTTCCTTTCTGTGAGGCAGTTTTCAGTGGAGGAGATTTGCAGAGTGTTCCGGGTTCCACCACATATGGTTCAGGACTTGGATCATGCAACCTTCTCTAACATTGAACATCAGTCCATCGACTTTGTTGTCCATACGCTGACACCATGGCTTGTCCGCATTGAACAGGCAATCGTGAAAGATCTTTTACTGGAATCGGAGCAGGACACCTACTTTCCGAAGTTTAACGTAGACGGCCTTTTACGGGGCGATTATCAAAGCCGAATGAGCGGCTATGCAACAGGAATCAGTAATGGCTTTCTTTCACCGAATGATGTCCATCGTTTAGAAAATATGGATCTGATTCCGGCTGAAAAGGGTGGCGATGATTACTACCTTAATGGTGGCTACGTTCGTTTGGAAGATGCCGGCAAATCTGGTGCTACCAGTGCTGATAGCACGGGTGACAATGTCACACAGAACAAGAATAAAGGGGCGAAGCCCCCGAGGAGGAAAGAATGAAGAAGTTTTGGAATTGGATTTACGATGATAGCGGAGGTCGTATATTGCGACTAGAAGGTCCAATTGATGAGGATTCGATCTGGGGTGATGAAGTAACTCCACAGGCATTCCGTCAAGAGCTCAATTCAGAAGAAGGCGATGTGACGGTTTGGATCAATAGTCCAGGTGGAAATGTCTTTGCAGCAGCTGAGATTTACACGATGTTGCAGGATTACCAAGGTGCTGTGACTGTCAAAATTGCATCGATTGCAGCGTCTGCTGCTTCAGTTGTTGCAATGGCGGGAACACAGGTATTGATGTCACCAACAGCACTTCTTATGATTCATGATCCAGCGACGATTGCAATGGGTAATACAAAGGACATGGAGAAGGCAATCAATACGCTGACTGAAGTAAAGGAAAGCATCATCAATGCCTATACCGCAAAATGTGGACTTTCCAGAAAAAAAGTTGCTGACCTAATGAGCAATGAAACTTGGATGAATGCAAAAAAAGCAGTGGAACTAGGATTTGCGGATGAGATCCTGTACGAGGATAAGAAATCCCCAGAAGAAGATTCTGTGGAAGATCCACAAGAACCGGAACAAGATACTGAGGAAGATTCGCAAAAGAAAAAAATCATCATTTCTGGCGCAGAAGCACATCTGTACTCCAGTCGGAAGATGGATCTGGCGATTCTGAATCGACTTGTTACTGAGGCATCTGGTGATGATTTAAAGCCAGATTCAGAAGTCAAAAAGGAAGAACCAAAGATCGGATTGAACGGAACTACCGCAGATGGCAGCATGCCATATGAGATTTTGAAACGACAGCTAGATTTCCTGAAATAAGGAACTAACTGTTTTTTGTTACTCAACCTTTAAAGGAGGAATGAAACAATGAGTAAGATTATTGATTTGCGCAATAAGCGTAATACCCTCTGGGAGCAGACAAAAGCTTTCCTTGAGGAACACAGAGATGAGAATGGTCTGGTAGAAAGTTCTGCCGTAGAACAGTACAACAAAATGGCAACTGACGTGAAG